TAATTCTTTTTGTATATACGAATATAAATATTGAAAAAATTCAGAATGTCCAAATTTTGAGAAATGTCTATCACTATTTTTCTGCCACCACTCTGTTTTTTTATCAATATATGGTTTAAACCATGCATCTCCACCATTTGGATTTGGTATAAAATGCTGTTTATATTCTGATTTCATTACATCAAATGCATGAACTCCTTGAATAGAATCTAAACACCAAAAGTGAAAATTAATATTCAGTTGCTTCATCACTTTGAATATAAAAATATATTGTTCTAATAATTGCTGAATGTATCTTTTATATCCATCTTCATCTTCTAATCGCTTAGTGTAAAAATCTATTTCATATTCAAATATACCTTTTTCTAATAATTGCTCTTTTGTATTATGCATAATATCAACTCCACCATTTTTATAAAAATCATATGTTCTATTAAAAAAAGTTAATCCTATTATTACAGTGTTAGCATCATTTGGATTAAAATTTCTATAAATCATTTGAATTAATCCTTGATTTGATATACCAGCATGTCCTTGGTCTACAATATCCAATTCCAATTTATCTCTCAATAAATACGGCCAAGAGAATTGTTTTTCTACATTTGAACCATCTGTTGAATAATTAGTTGAAAACGAATCTCCGTAAATATATAACTTATTCTTCATTTTTTAAACTTATAAACGATAATACACAATATCTATTTTGATTTCCAATAACTTCTGTAACTTGATGCTCTATATCAAATTCTCCCAAATCTAAAATAGCAATATTTCCAATTTTTGGTAAAACTTCTTCGTTTGTATTTAATACCAATAATCCACCATTTTCTTTGTCATATTCTTCATTCAAATACATAAGAACTACACATAATCTTCCATCCACTTTACCATCTTTATGATTTTGTAAAAAGCATTTATTACTATACATTGTAAATTGGGAATTAAATTTTAATGTTTGAGATGGTTCTACATCATAAAAATATCTTGCAAATTTATCAAAATATGGTTTATAATAATTTTCAACTCCCATATTAAAATCACCAGCGTTCCAATGCCAAATTTGAAATATATCTTCTTTTGGATGACTACTTCTTATATAATTTTTAATTCTTTCAACTTCATCATATGAACCGGCATTATACATTTTTGAATTTCCTGATTCATCAAATAAATCTGATATAACCATATCATTTAATAATTCCCTATTGGTTATATCAATTCTAATTCCACTCATTAATTTCTTATATTCGGAATCATCGGATGGAATCATATGTTTTTTCAAACCTTGCTCCATTTTTTCATCAAATTCCGAAATATTAAAATAACAATATCCTTTTGTTCTTAATTTTCTCTTTAATTGTTCTTTAGTCATTTTTTACTAAATTTTTTTTATCAAATGGAAAACAAATGATTGTATATCTTTCTACATCCGATATAACTTGCTCTACTTGATGGTAGATATCAAAGTTTTGCAAATCTATAATAGCCACATTTCCGAATTCGGGAATAACTTTATAATCAATACCATCATCTCCTCTTAAAATTAAATTACCACCATTTTCAGGCTTCCAATTTTTGTTTAAATAAACCAACATAGATGCATAATTTTTAACAGGACTTTTACCATCAATATGGTCATTTAAAAAGCAACCTTCATTATACAACGATATACTGATATCTAAATTTAAGTCAACAGAATCATCGATATCATAAAAATATTTAGTAAGTTCGGTATATAATTTTCGTAATGCATCATTACCTTCCTTTGGATGCCCATATAACCATATTTGAGTTATATCTTCTTTTTCCAATGAAGATAATTTTTCATTTTTAATTTTATTAGCTTCTTCAAATGTTTTAAAGTTTGTATTTATACCATTTTCACCAGAGGAAGTTGAAAAATCAGCTCTAAGAAAAGTCATATTTTCTTTCAAAGAGGAAACATCATCGCATTTATATTTACTTACAATGCTAAATAATACTTCATTTAAATCCGATATATTAAAACTACAATATCCTTTTTTATGCAGATGTTCTTTTGCTTCTATTGGTGTCATTTTATATTGTTTATTTCATTTTGAAATGCTGAATATGCTATTTGTTTAAATTCTTCTTTTCTATCGATTCTAGTTATTATTGAATCATAGTGCTTTCTATTTCTATAAATATAATTTTCACAAACAATGTAATTTTTTAATTTAAATTGATATATGTTTGCTCCAATCTGATTTAACTTTTCAATTGCCCACATCAAAAATGTATCATCGGGCCCATATGCTCCCATTGATTCCGGCAAAGGGATTCTATCCAATAATGGTTTTGATAGTAATGTAAACCAACCTGCTCCAAATTTAGTTTTTGGCTGATTTGGTACATTATTAAACATAGTTTCCAATTCAACGTCTCCAACTTCACCACTTTCTGCAAATGGGTTGTTTGTTTTACAATAATCTAATGGTTTATCTAAGTAATTAGAATTTACTAAGCAATCCCAAGTTGTATCCCAATACTTAACAATTTCGGGAGTTATAAAGTATTTATCAATATTTGGGTCAGTTTGAACCAACCTATCAATACTAGCCTCCATATAGTATAATATTTTGTCATCAAAACAAATATCAGTATCTAACCAAATAAAATGAGTTGCATCTTTACATTCTATGTGAGCATATCTTTTACATTGAAATGCTCCAAATATCTCATCTCTAATTTGATAAGTTGCTTTTCCTGCCCAATCGGTAAGAGGTTTTAACGAATTAAATCTATCAATAAAGAATTGTTTATCTACTTTAGAATTTCCCCAATCAAATAGATAATCTGAAACTGAAAATGAAATATAGAATTCATAATTATTTCCATCTACATATTTAGATGCTTTGTTTAAATCTACTAATACTCTTTCTAAATCATCCAACTCATGTGGCATTACAAAAGATGTTATAACTATTTTTTTCATTTGTATTTATTTTCTATTAAATTATTTAATTCTTGGTTTCTATCATATTGATGAACCAATACATATGGAATTTCGCCATTCATAACCATTCCATTTTCAATTGAATACGATTTCTTCTCAAATCTAGCATCTTTGGTTAACGTATCTACCTGCAATGCAAAATTAGAATTGATTTCAATCTTATCATTTAGTAAACTATTATTCACTATTAAATTCAATGCACTTTGGTCTGTAAAATGTACTATGTTTCCTGCTTGCGATACTAACCAAACCAATTGCAATAAATCTTTTACCGATTGATATTTTCCAGCAATCACCCCAACATTTGCTACGGTATTTTCTTTTATTAAATCCCAAAACATTGGACCATAACCTTCGTGAATATTTTTATGAGCCCAAGGTTCATCTTCATTTTTAATACATTCGGATGCTACAATTATTTCAGAATGTAAATTTGCCGATAACCAATTTGATGGGTTCGTTTGCCAAACAATATCTCTAACATCGGTTGTTATGATACGATTCCATATTCTTTCATCATTTTGTAAAAACCACCACATATCGATTAATCGTTTCATATGCGGATGTCCTACTAATTCAGCTCCATAGCATTCCCAACCTTTTGATGTAAGATATTCAATTGTTTCATTTGGGAGATTATAACATATCATCACTTTATCACCATCAAATCCACTATCATTTAAAGATTCGATATATATTTTAATCTTTTCTGGCAGATAATTTGCTATTGCCGATATAACTAAATCTTTCATATTATGGTATTAATAAAACATCGTTTCCTAAATTCAACGAACTATAATTAAATTCATTTTCCATTTTTTTAATAAGTTCATTTTCCAAATCTCTATACCAATTAATTTCAAATAATATGATTGGTTTTTTATTTGCGGTTTTTATCCAATCTAACATTCCTGTAATTACATTAACATCGTGTCCTTCGGCATCTATTTTAATAAAATCAATTTTTTGTAAATTGTTTAATTTTATCCAATCATCAAATCTAACACATTTAATTGTATATTTTTCATGCGAATGAATTTCCATTCCTTCTTTGAATATTTTATTGTATCCTAAATTTTGATTAGATGCAAGAATTGTTGTTTCACAATTTTCATTACCTAACGCCAATTCTTCTATTTTTATATTTGGTATGTTACCAAATTTATTTCTGCATTCTTCTGCCAAATATGGAACAGGTTCAAACATTATTATGTTATCAAAATAATCCACATTTAAATCATCTACAAGCATCTTTGTAAACAATCCCGTATTTGCTCCCACATCAACAAAAGTATCACCTTTGTTTACATATGTTTTTACCAAATCTACATTACCTTGTATAGTTGGTCTTAACCAATTTTCCCATTCTATTATATTCATATTAATTTATTTTTCCGTATTTTTGCCAATCGTTATGCATAAATAATCCTTCATTATGTCCAACTTTGAAATTTTGCTGAACCCACCATTTACCAATATTTCCTTCCAATGCAATCCCATCTCCTGCAAATTGTTTAACTGTATCCAAATAGAATTGCTTTTTATATAAGCAAGGATTATTTGTCCAATTACCATAACGAGATGTTGTATGAAACATATCTTCGGATTTCTTAATATATTCAGGAAATTCAACATCAGCTTCACACCAATGAATCGAATCTAATAGATGTGGAGAAGTTGCTCCAATTTCATCATCGTAATAGGTAAGTTCCTTGCCTATGTGTCTAAATGAAAAATGTGGATGACCTGGATTTTTTCTATGCCTTAATCTAACAACATCCAATCCCATTTCTATTGCTTTAACGCTTCTATATAATGTATTATAGGTGGTTTCTTTATCTTCTATTAAATTCCAATCATGCTCCAATACTAATACATAATCTTCTTGCGCATTTTCGGTTAATTTTAGAAACGCTTTACCTATTCCAATATTTTTTTGCAATGCAATAAAATCCAATCCAAAATGTCTTGCAATTTCCACATCTTGCATTGATGCTTCTTGAAATAAAATAGTAGTATCATTAACCATATCAAACAAACCATTGTTATGATATGTTGTAAGAGTATCTACTAATACTTGTCCACTATTCCAAGCTAATATACCTACACTAATTGGTAGTTTTTCCATAACGTAAATAATTTATAAAATATTCGTAATCTTTTTTCTTAACTTCATCCCATTCTTTTTCATCAGATGTTGTACTCATTTCAGTTTCAATTCTAAAGTTTCTTAAACATCCTTTTGCTACGGGATTTACATCCTTTATAAAGTTATCGCCATACCAAATTTTAATTTCATTTGGTATGTGTTTCCAATCCGATTTTTTAAGTAATATTAAGCATCCCCAACCCCAATCGTTTATACCTGGTTTCCACATATCGATATATGGTCCTCTTTCTTCATCGATAGGTTCTTTGTAATTTCCTTCACCCATACCAATAATACCGCTATGTGTTAAAACATTTTCATCAATAACACCAAATATATTTGGGTCAAAATTAATATCATCATTACACAATGCAATGCATTCATTTTTTGCCAATTCTATTCCTAAATTCCAAGCGGGATTTACATAGATATTTTCTTCTACTTGAATTAATTTTACTTTATCTAATGCCTCAAACGTTTCAAAGAATTTATTATTATTATCAATCAATATAATCTCATCTACAAATTCGCATTTTATTAAATCAAATAACAATTTTCCTATTCTATTTGATTTCCAAAGTGTAGGTATTACGACTGTATATTTATCCATTCTATAAATTGTTCAGGTGAAATAATATTTAATATTTTATTTTTGTTCATACTATAATATGAATAGGTTTTATAATCTACGGCAGTTGGTTCATATGGTATATTAGTTCCTCTACGAATGATACCACAACCATAATCCGTATCAACTACTCTGATATCCAAATCAATTCGTTCAACTCTTAATTCAGCAATTGCTTTCCATACATCACCCGTCCATTCACCACCATGGTCATCTCTTTCTTGCATTTTTTCGGTTGTGGGTAAACAATCGTGACAAACTATTGTACCATTATCTGATAAATGATTAAGTGAATTTTCAATATCCTTCAAAACTTGCTCATTGTGGTGTAATCCATCAATAAAAATAATATCAAACTTTACATTTGCATCAATCGATTCAAAATATTCATCGGATGTTCCAACAAATGTAACTTCTCCCCACGGAAACGGGTCAATCGATATTTTACATTCCGATTCTATTAAATCAAAATTGGATGTTGGGTCTTGTGTTCCAACTTCTAAATAGCTTTTATATCCGTATTTTTGGATAAGTGCATTAATTATGTTTGTTCTTTTCATATGCAGCTATTAGTTTATCCACAACTTGAATTTGTGTGTAATTATGTAATACTTTCATCATACCATTATGTGCAATTCTTTCTCTTTCCTCTTCGTTTTCATTGTAAAAATTCATCTTCTCTATACAATCAAACATATCATCATAATATACAATATCCTGTCCATCTATAAAGATATCTCTCAATCCTGTTTCCGGTGATAGATTATCGGTTAATACCATTTTACCACACGCCATGCCTTCGAAAATTCTACGAGTGATTTCTTTCCATCTACTATTCTGAATTACCATCATTCCACTATTTAAAAATTCGGTATGCTCTTTTGGCCCCAATCCATTCCTATTACCAACGGCGCCTTCTGCCCAATTTGTAAGATAATCCAAAAATTCAGAATTACCAAATCCTCTTGTAGTAACTGCAACATATTTTGGTTCTAAATTCATAGGAAATTGAACTTTAGTATCTGCAAAGTGATTTATCCATTCTGCATTTATACCTCTATTACGATACTCTTCTGCACATCTTTTATCGGGAGTAATTGTGTAGTGAAATCTGTCTGCTTTGGGAGAGTTTCTTTCAAAGTTTTGTGGGTCATCTCCACTTTCTTGTATCCAAAATGAGTTTGGTTTTAAATTCTTATCTAACCATTTTGAATCAAATCTACCCCAATCCATAAATAACACAATATCGGTATGCGTATCTTGCTGAATCCATAGTTGTAATTGAGAATCATCGCCATTTGCTATCGATACTATTTCGGTTTCCCAACCTCTTTCTTTAAATTCATTTACCAAAGCCATAGGGGTAGACCAAACTTCACCCTCTTTGTAATCATATATGAATGTTATCTTATTTTGCATATTCTTCTCTTTTAAAATTTATAGAATAATTATCAACATCTCCTCTATCATATGGCGAATATGGTTTCCAATTTTTACCGGATGAAATATATTTTATTTCAGCATTAAATCTATTTTTTTTAACAGTTGTTAAATCAATTGATTTTGCATATTCGCCAGTCATCCACCAAAAATTACCAGAATAAAAATACCCATAAAATAATATTCCATAGGTATTAAAATCCGTTCTTTCAAATAATTTAAAAACATCTGAAACCTTTTCAATATTGAAGTAGTTCATAATATGTCTCCAAGTTATTATGTTTTCATATCTTGGGTCATTTTGTTTAGATGCACCTTTCGTATGAAGGTACAAAATATAATCCGAATCTCCAAATAATTCTTTATCTTTTTCTATTAAATCTAAAGTTACAAATTCATGCCCTTTTGCTCTAATATCTCTTACATTAGATTTATCTATAATATCTAATATATTTGTTGTTGAAACATTTTCATCTGCAATCGATATTCCAATGTTTAATTTATATTTAAAATCAAAATTAGATTTTATTAAATCCAACTGCTCACTTATTATAGATTCTACACCATCTATCGCATATATGTGATAATATATGTGTACCATTATAATGTATCGTAGTAATTGTTTTGCTTTTCTTGTCTTTCTATTGTTTTTGGATGCTTAATACAATAGATTTCTTCAAATGGAAAATTAGTATAGTTTTCAAACCCACCAATTCTTTCATGTACTTTGCCAGTCCAACCTATTTTATTTTGGTCATTTTTATAAATACGAGTCTGAACATCTGGAAAATTTACCCAACCTTTTTCATTTACTTTCCATCCCCATTTTTGAATATGTGCTTCAGTTAATCCCTCTACTGTATTGATTCTAGGAACTAATATTAAATCTTTATCGGTATTTGCATCTAATAGTGCTTCCATATTAACAATTAAATCCGGCATAAGATATTCATCCGCATCTAATTGAAATATCCATTCACCCTTACATTGTGAATTTAATAAATTTTTCCATTGTGCAAAATCATTATCAAATTCCGATTCAATCAAAGTGATGTGGTCTGCGTTTGCTTGCAATTCCAAATATTCTATCAATTCGGTAGGTGCTTTGGGAGTATCCAATAGAACTACAATTTCCGAATTTTCTTCTTTGTAGTTTAATAACTGATTTACCAATCTAATGGTTTCTTCGACTTCATTACAAGCCGTTATTGCGTAACTTAATTTCATTTATATATTCTTTTAATTGGTCTTTTGGTTGCCATCCCAATCTATTTAAGGCATCATCATTAATTCTAATTGTTTCTCTATAATTACCCTTTACATCATCCACATATTGTATAGGATGTGGTGCAAACCATCCTGCTATTTCATTTAATGAGTAATTATGGCCTGTACCTAATTCCCAAGCATCTTCATGCTTTTCATCACTTTCAGCTATTCTGATTAATCCATCCACAATATCATTTATGTGAGTGAAATCTCTTCTTTGTTTACCATCTCCGTGAATTTTAATAGGAGTACCATTTTTCACAGCTGCTCTCCACAATCCAATCACAGCCGCCATATGAGAATCTACTAACTCGCCAGGTCCATACACATTATAAAACCTAACTATCTCCGCATTCAGTCCATATACTCCTTTAAACATCTTTATCCATTCTTCCCCCATATGTTTACTCATAGCATATGGTGATAGTAAAGGATTGTGATGACGTGATGATGAACCTGCGTAGATTAATTTAGATTTAGTATGATATGCATATTCTGTAACTTGCTTTGTACCATCTACATTTACTGAAAACGTTAGAGTTGGATTTTGAAATGATGGTTGTATTCTACTTAATGCTGCTAAATGAAAAATGTAATCATAATTGGTATCTTTGATATTATCCATTGCTCTAATATCTCCACCTAAAAATTTCACAAAAGGAGATACTTTAGCTTCAGAACCTATTGATAAATTATCAATTACATCTACTTCGTATCCTCTTTTGAGTAATTCTAAAGATAAAGCATATCCAACAAATCCAGCCCCACCCGTAACTAATACTTTTTTCATAATTATTTTTTTGTAGTATTAACTTTATTAAGTTCTTCTTTTACTTTCTCCCAAGCCGATGGTGTTAAATTCCAATGATGCGATGCTTCCGCAAATCCCTTTAACCAAATAACAAATTCTTCGGGTGTCATATTAAATTATTTTTAATAATATATTCATTTATTTTTTGAGCAACAACTATATTACCATATTTACTAATGTGATTATCGGGAACTAATCCTTTAGTTTCTGCTTCAATTTGTAATTCATTTTTTACACAAAAATGTTTTAAAGATAATCCATCAAATAAAATACAATATTCTGATGCTGAATTTATGTGTTCCAATTCTATATCATCATCTCCAAAATCCCAACCACTCCAAACTATTTTAGAATTTTTAGATTTAGCAAATGAATCAAATAATTTTATGTTTCTAGTCAATGATTGCATTTCCGTTTTTAAATCAAAAATGTATTCTAAATAACTCATAAAATGATTATACAAAGGTCTATGTGATTCCCTATTATCAAATGGATTACCAGAAAACTCTAACATATTTAAATTATGCCTTTGTTTATCTACTTCGTAATACCAATATCTACGATGCGGTAAAGATAATATTACAAAATAAATTTCATTTTCATTTTGATTAATTTCTTCAAACAAAGTTTCAAAAATATAATCGTTTGATGCTTGTGATTTTGCTAAATTGATTATAGGTCTATTTAGATATGTTTCCAATATAGATGTGAATCTATTATCTTCTTTGTATTTATCTAAAAATTCAATTATTTGTACTCTATCTTCTGCGGTAGAATCTTTTGGCCAATATGTTAAAGGAGTAATTGGATTTTCAATGTAATTATAATAATCAATATTATTTAACCCACCTCCTTCTGTAAAACTACATCCAAAAAATTTTATCATAACTTATTATACGTTTCCTTTTTGAGATTTTTTATCTATTCCAATTACATTTACATTTTTAGGAGTCAATTGGTTAACATCCATATCCAATTCTATGACTTTTCCAAATCCACTTATTTTATAAGTTCTATATGAATCGTTTGTAATAACAGGAACTTTAGCAACTACGGATGAATAAAATTTCTTTGCTCCACCTCTCATTTCTAATCTCTCTGTATCTTCATTTACAAATTTTCCAAAAAATCTTTTAATTAAATTTGGATTTACATTTGATACTTTAACGGCATGTACGACATCTTTTGCTTTAGATACAAATAATGTATAAATTATAGGCGCATTTGTTTCTGTATATCTACCTTTAGTTCCATCCACATATTCGTATTCTTTTATTAAATAGAATTTAGCTCTAACCATTTTAGTGGCTGATACATATTTTCTTTCATCTATAAATTTACGATATATTGGATTATAGTTACTCATTATTTATTGAGTGGCTTTAATTTAGGTAATTGTAATTGCTGAAACTTTGGTTGAATTTTAGTATAAATAGAATATTGATTTAAAATACTATCAAACAATTTAGTCATTTTTTCTAAACTAAAATTTTGCTTATTTTGTTTACCTAATTGAAACGATGCTACTTTGTATTTATCATAATTCTTATAAACATCTTTGATAACAGGCAATGCTTTTGATACATTCACATTAAACCATTGTGATTCTTTTAATAAAAATTGGTCAGCCGCAGATTCGTGTACCGGTTTTAATTCACCTTCCAATAATACTGCACCACTCTTTAAGAAATCTAAATGTCCACTCCAATTTGAAACAATTACAGGCTTACCTGTTAAACTGAATTCCAACAATGGTCTACCAAATCCTTCACCTTTTGTAAAATTCAACATTGCTTTTACTTTCGGATGTTCATATAATCCATTCATTTGTGCAGGTGATAAATCACCATGTAATAAATAAATTGGAATTTGCTTATAATCTTTACCTAAAGATTCTCTAATCTTTTTAATGGTATTTTCTCTATCAATCACACTAAACCCAGCCGATGATGTTTTAAGAACTAATGCGGGTTTAACCTTTTCATTTTTAAATGCCATTGCGAATGTTTTAATCATCATCCCCACATTCTTTCTATCTTCTCCTAAATCACCTCTTAACCAATGTCCTACGAATAAGAATGCGAAATCTTCTTTGATTTGGTCTAATTCTGAAACATTTGCAACTACATCAGTCCCAAAATCATTTTCATCAAATCCTTCAAAAAGAACTTCAATTGGTTTTTGAATTTTATGTTGTGCAATTAATTGACCGGATTGTTTATCTTGCTCATTATATATAGTATCCACTAAACTCTTTTTAGAATGTTCCGATGGAACGATAATTAAATCCATTCTATTACATCCGTGTACCCAATCCAATGCACAATGCGTTGTTTCAATTGCTGCGGTAATGCCTATGTTATAAAATCCTATTGGTTGAAATTCATTTGGAACTGTAACTTGCACATAAATGTCAGGTTTTTCAGTAATTTGTGGAACTATATTATCCACAATCCATTTATGAAATGTATTTTCATAATTTAAAGCATCCATTGGAGTTTGCCCCCAACGAGTACTAATAATTTTAATATTAAATTTATCTAACTTATACAATGAATGTAATAAATCTCTCGCATGGTCACCATATCCACTTCTCGTTGCTACTGGTGCCTGAAATACTAATGTTGGTTTCATATTATAACTCTATTAACTTAAATTTTTGTTTTGGTTTCCAATTTTCAAATGCTCCTTCCATACCTTCTACTAATGCATCACACATTGCTTCTTTACTTAATTTACCTTCTCCTAAGAAATGCTTTCTACCTTTTAATCCAGCTGCCTTTCTTTCTTCTCTTCCCATTTTGTAAAAATCCATAATCAATGGTGCTACATCTTCAAAATCAATTCTATCATCAAAAATATATGGAGTAGGAACTGAACCCGTTGTTGAACGAACTGGCCAAATTGGTCTAACCCAATCTCCCCAAACATGCGTATTTTTTAAATTTCTATCATGTAATGAACCAATTTCTACATAATCTTCTGCGGTTAATAATTTACCACTACCTCTTTCTCTAAATCCACATTGGTCTTGCAATCCACCCGTTACTGTTACAATGATGGGAGTTCCAGCCATTACAGATTCAGCAGTTGCTAATCCAAATCCTTCATTAGATGCTACATTGATTGTTACATCTGCTAAATTATATAGATAATTTAATTGCTCTTCTGAATATTTGTTTGGAGCAAATATTACATTTGAATCGGGCATACAATGATTGATAAATGTAGGTAAATCAGTACCATGCTCTTGTACAGGTTCGGTGTGCATTAACATACATACTTTATCCCATTTATCTTCCGGCAAAGCCTTTCTAAATTCATCAAATGCTAACATCGCATCCATAGGTTGCTTTCTACGAATATTTCTATTATTCCAATAAAGAACAAATTCATATTCTTTATCACCAAATATAGATTTTTTAAAATCCGCAGGAACATCTACTGGCTTATATAATTCCGAATTAATACCATGTGGTACATAGCTTACTTGCCAATCAGCTGGTTTAGTCCAATGTTTTTCTTTATCCCAACCCCAAACTCTTTTAGTGATACCATAAGTTTGTTTTGAGATGCATCCAATCCAATCACAAGATTCATAATAATCTCTGTTATATTTTGGGTCTGGCAAATCATCCCAAATATGATAGAAGAACAATGGGCAAGTTTGTCTAATTTCATGCTCCATTTCATATAACCAAATCCAATATCTCGGGTCGGTAAAGTGTAGAATTGCATCTGGTTGCTCTCTCATTAATAATTGTCTAATGATATCCGGGTTACCATATCCATCCGATGGATATATTTTAACTTCAGCATCTTTTACACCAGTTTGCTCTCTAACACTTTCGTTTAAATCTAAAATTTTTCCAGCTTCCGGATGTTTAATTGCTGCTCCCAATTGAACCCAATCGTATTTGTCTACTGTACCTAATACCAATTGTTTTGAAACATTGGCTATACCACTAGTCATTCTTAGGTCATCCGATAATAAAAGGATTTTCTTTTTTGCCATAACTTATTTTGTTCTCTTAAAATTGTGAACCACTAATTTGTAATGTAGTGTATTCGTTTAATTGTTTTCTAAATTCTTCGTTTTTTGTGTAAAGGTCTAAAGTTCTATTAACAAGTCTTTGAAAGTTTAATCCACCTTGAATTGTGGTTATTTTAAAATCCTCATCATATAACTTTTTTATAACCTTAACAGTTGTTAATTTTAAATCTGCCATAGTTAATTATATTTGTATATACATATATATACAAAAAATTATTTTCCATCACAAATTCCTCTTTGTTTAAATTCACACCAAGGACAAAGCTTAGAAGGTCTTTTAGGATATTCAACATCGGTTCTATATGAACCATCTTCATTAAATACACTATTTACAAATTCAGTAAAACCTTTCCAAGCTTTATTCATAGAAGGTTTGCCACTAGCTGGCACATGTCTACTAATACGTGGGATATTGAAATCTGCATTTTCTGATACTTTACGTTTTAATATAATAAATTCTACTTCAATCATATCTTCCGATATGTTTAACATTTCTGCATAAAATTTCTTATATAAAAGTATTTGTGTATTTTTAATAGGGTCAGATTTCTGATATTTACTCCAACCTTTGGTAGATGTTTTAAAATCAATAATTTTGTATTTACCATTAAATTTACTACGAATAACCAAATCTATAAATCCTAAAAAATTAACATTATCTGCTATTTTAGTGTTAATAGGTTGCTCAATCGCAACTAATTCATCATATTTTAATGAAAAGAAATTATTAAAGTTTTTAGATTTTTGAAAATAATCTAAAATAAGATTACCATCTTCTAAGAATTCTACAAGTTCTTCTTTTGAACATATAGGGTCTTTACCTTCATTGGATTCTTTGAGAAAGAACTCTCTCATTTTTTCTTTAAGAAATGCCTTTGTATCCATTCCTTTATCAGCTTGTGATTTGGAGATACGAAGGCATCTACTTAAATACTCTTGCAATGTTTCGTGCATTGCTGAACCAAATACTGAATGTATATTGGATGTGGATTCGGATAATCCATCTATGTAATTTAGTTTATATTGTTGTGGGCAACTGCTCCACATACTATATTGAGAAAATGATACTCTAGCCATATTACAAATATAATCAATTTATTCGGATTTACCAAACGTTTTGTCGATTATTTTTGTAAGTTTTTCAGCCCAAAGTTTAGACCCCAATTCGTTTGGATGTCCATCATTTTTTATATTGTATGATTCATCTGATTTGATGAAATCGTTTAAAGTCATATCATTATAATAATATGGATTTGATTTTAAAAAATCAATCATTTTTATATGAATGGTTGGATATTGTCTTTTATAAAAAAATTCAATATCATTTTCAGAATTTTCAACATTTATTTCAAATGATGGTGTTCCATGTGATGAACGTAAATACCAACTATTTCCAAATTTAACAGGTATATGATTGTTTAATCCATCAAATATAAGATATGGATAACCTTTTGATTCACAAAAATTAATAAAATTAATAATATTATTAAATGTTTTCCAAAGAGAGTATGTTATATTAGTATATAATTGTGCAATTTGAAATCTATTATCTACTATCCATCTATTTAATTCAAATGATTTATCCCAATTCTTAAATCCATCTGCTGTAATTTTTTTACTATCATTTGGGTCTAAAAATTGTAATGGGGTAATATGCCAGTATAATGAATGTAAATCAGTATCTTCTCTAAAATCTTCCCAACAAATTAAAAATCGTAAACATTCCGATAGTTGGATAACAAAAAAACTATCTTTTGCTATATTCGGATTTAATGTAGAATAATTAATAACATTTTGTGTTATTATTTCATTACCAGTTCCACCTTTGGCTAAATTTATCAAATCCATATTATAATGATTTGCTAAGTGTTTAGCCCAAGATGCATCTGCTCCTATTAAATGTCCTTCGGTAAAAGAACAACCTGATGTTATCAAATATTTTTTGTCTAACATTAAATTTTTAACTTGAGTTTAGTAATTTGTTTTTTATCTATACCATATTTTTCACAAATATATTTTATATTTTCTCTACCTTCTCTAGTAGAGTAAAGGATATCGATATATTCTAACGCTTGTGATTCTGGTACTAAAAAATCCTTCTTAATTAATTCAACCAAAAACTCTTCGTACTTATCTTCGGATTTACCTTTTGTATATTTTAAATATTGCTTACCTTTTGGTAAAACGCTAATATATAATTTATACATTTCTTTTGGTTGCAATGTTTGCGTTAATGGTAATAATGATGCAATCAACTCAATCCATTCCGGCTTCATTGATAGGAATCGATTAATCATAAAGTTACTCCACGATTTCAAATCCTCTTCCGATAATGTATCGAAATAGTTTGGGTCTTGCTCCGCCGTAATTGCATTAAGATGGTCGAATAACTTTTTAGCTGCCATTATTTTTCTTCTTTTGGAGTTCTTAATTCTTCTGGTAAAAACTCATCGTATGGTTTACCACAATTTGTACATAATGGAACTTCGAATGGCATAACAGTATCTCTTTCTCCGCCTGTTAATAATTTAGAGGCTTTACGAAATCTATATCCCATCATAAACATTAAGTTGCCACATTCACACGCCATATCTCGTGTATCTTTTAAATCAATTTGTGGTTGTTGGAATTGGTCTATCATTTTATAATATTTAAAATTTGAATAATTGTACTCATAAACACTATTTCTTTATCTACTACTAACGCATCTTTAGATAATCCATCTGCAATAGTAAGTATAACGTTTGCAGTATTTCCAGCTGCATACTCATCTACTTTATCATATAGCATTGAATACATTTCCGAATAATCATTTAATCTATTATCGGCTACAGATTGTCTAATATTTAAGAATAAATTTCTTTTATCATTTGATGATTTAAGTAATTCAATTAATTTAGTTTGGAAATTTGATTCCACCATAATTGCATGGTCTACTTTTAATTCACCCTTAGCCGATTGTAATTGGCAAGTATTTAAAATTCTACGAATATCAGGATAATATGAACTGATAATATCAGCTACATTTTTTAAATCATATTTGATATTCTCTTTATCTAAAATCTTAGCAACCTGTACAGCTACATCCTTTTTAGTTGGAGGTGTAATTGCAAAGGTTTGACATCTACTTTGGATTGGGTCAATAATTTTCTCAATGTAATTACACGTTAAAATGAATCTACAATGCTTACTGAACGTTTCCATTAAGTTACGAAGAATTGCCTGTGCATTTGGAGTCATATAATCAAACTCATCCAAAATTACAACTTTAAATCCTGCGAATCCTACCGATGATGCAAAATTCTTTACTTTGTTACGAACTGTATCTACGTTGTTTTCATCCGATGCGTTGATAATCATATGGTCACATTTGATTGTGTTTACGATTAACTTTGCTAATGTAGTTTTACCAGTACCCGCCTTACCATAAAGAAGTAAGTGAGGAATATCGTTGTTATCCAAATATTGTTGGATAGTTTCTTTGATGGTTTCATTACCAACATAGTCAGCTAAAGTTTGTGGGCGGTATTTCTCCACCCACAAGCTATGCTCTCTTTTACTAATATCGTTTGCGAAAAAGCTCATAAATTAATTTTTTACAAATACTCCGTTTACAGTTTTGCCAGTTCTATCTTTTATTTCATTCCAAGCTGCTTCTAAACAATCTACTGGCTCTAACCCCAATTGTTTTGCTAAAATGATAAGAGTTACAAACGAATCACCAATACCATCTTTGATTTCTTCATCTTTGGATTTAAGTAATGCTCCTGCGGTTTCACCCACTTCTTCCAAAACTTTTAATAATTGCTTCGGTGCATTTTCTTTTTTTAGGATATCTTTATCCGCTGCCCATTGGGATACATTTTCTATTAAACTATCGAACGTCATTTTCTTTTGATTTTGCTCTTTCTAATTTTGTTTCTTCACTAATTGGTCGAGGAAATACTCTGAATACCATTCCATTTTGTTTAAATGTTAAACCCTCTCCTTCAGCTGATTTAATTTGTAAATTTAATGAAGTAGCTTCTTCATCTTCATCCGAATAGGCAAATACTATTGGTTCGTTATCAAAAAATTGAAAACACCATTCAGCATCTACAATTGGAGTTGATGTTGGTAATTCAACACTACCTTGTGGTTGTAATTTTTCTTCTGCCATTTTTATTAATTTGAAATTTCTACTAAATAATATTTACAAACAAACTCATCAATGATGAATTCAACGTGGGCCAATCCATCTGAAGATACTTTAAGTTTTGCAGATGTTGCTTCTTTATTAGCCGTTAAAATTTCTTTCAAATATTTAGCAGAGAATGAAATTGGTTTAACCTCACTAGCGTAACCTTTTTCACAAGTGAATGTTACTCTATTTGTAGAGATTGATGAATAACCGATTGCCATTTTCAAATCACCACCTTCAGTAAATACAGTGAATGTATCGATATCAGATAATGCACCTTTTGCTTTGATAAACTTATCAATCATAGTAGATGCCATTTCGATACTAATTCCGAATTCTGGCAATTGCTTTAAATCGGGTACTGCAGGAATTACACCTAAATCTGCTAATTGATACGATGTTTCAGTTTCATCTGAAACTAATTTCAATACAGTCGCTTTATCGCCAACTGAGTCAACATTTAAAGATAAATCGTTATCTAAAATGTTTAATAAATTTTTTAACAATGATGTAGTGTAAATACCAACATTGAATGGTTTTGATGTAAAGCCATTAAAATCTACTTCACCAAGCATTGTTTTGTCATCTGAAATGAAACGTACAGATAATTTGTTTCCTTCTGCGTTCCATGCTACTGATTCAATTACTCCACCTAGTGAATACTTTTGAATGAATCGTTGTAAACTGTTTTTGTTCATAATCTAATTTTTAAATTTTATTTTTATTGTTACAAATATAAGAAAATATTTTGAATGTTCCAAATTAAAATGAGAAAAACTTCTTAGCTGTTTGAGCTTCGGTAGAAGCCTTTTGCCATTTAAGTGCGGTATAGAAATCATCTACTTTATTTTCCATATCCGAAACATATAATTTATCTCTATCAATATATTGTTCTACGAAATCCATAATTTCTTTTGGGTCATTATAATCTTTAAATGCCACCGTATCTAATCCCAATGGATTTGTTTTAAGATATACCCATTTTACTTTATCACCATCTCTAATTGGTTCATGCTTAAATGGACAATTGAAGAATTTTAATAATCGGTTGTAAGATATACCAGCTTTAACATGGGCAGGTGTTCCTTTTTCAAAAGATGCAATTGCTTCACCACCATCTTTTCTCCAAGTTCCTTTATCATATTTACTCAATTCTTTAATGGCCCCACCCTTTGCTATTTTATTAACTGGTAAATTTACCATATTATTTTTAAATTCTAATAGTTTGTTATCAACATATTCATTATCTTTACCCATTAGAATATCTTTTAACATACCACTCATTTGTTCCTGAAATGCTTTTGGGAATGATGAACGAACAACATCTAAACCTTTCACATCTAACTTATCACAGGGGATACCATTCTTTAATACCATCCATTGAGCATATCGTTTTTTTGCTACCCAAAATCCTGCCTTACTGATATATTCTTTCTTAATCTCAAATCTATGTTTTTCTTTTGGAATAAAGAAGAACCTTTCAGCCAACATATCATAAAATGTATTTAAAAATGTTTGAGTTTCTTCGGCAATAATGTTTACCTCATCAGCCATTCTTTTTTCATCAAATGATTTGTATTCCGGATAACGATGTTTTACCAATGGTTCAGCCATCATATAGATTGAATCGGTATCGATATACACATTGTAATCTTCTTTTGTACCCAACTCTTTCCAATATTTGATGTTAGCCATTTCAGCAGTTTTCTTAATTACAGTCTGACCGGTTAGTGTTACTGCTTCCGCATTATCCACATCGTAGAATCTAAATGCAGGTAAACCTAACACACCATACATTGAGTTCAAAAGAATCTTTTGTACCAATTGGCGTTTTGCATAGAATTCATATTTTTCAGTATCACCTTCCGTACCATACTTTTTTTCCAACTTTCTAAACTCTACACGCTTCTCAAACCAATCATTTAAGATATCTGCAATTAAACCGGCTTTATCTTGTGTATAAAGAACTCCATTTGCGGCAACACCTAAATTACTATCTTTGATAACTTCCTTCAATTCCTGAGTAGTATATTCGTATGTATCACCATCTTTACCTACTAACTTATATGTTGTATCCAATCCTTTAATATTTGCTTCAGCATCCCAATTAAGAATCTTACCAACTTTAGTTTCTGGACTGATGTTTAGAGTCATAATAATTGATGGATATAGGGATGTTAAATCCAAGTCATAAATCCAATCATATTTACCAACTATTGGTTCTTTTACATATGCTCCAATGAACTTCTCTTCGTTGTTATCTTTAAGAGCTTGCATTCTTTCTCTTCTATCCTTTGGTTTATTGGTTGCAACTAAACCTTTCTTTTTAAGATACCCCAAGCATGCACCTTCTAACCACTTTGATGAGAAAATATAATCTTCATAAGGAACATATCCAGCGTGACAAACGGCTCTACATAAATCAACAAATTGAAGTTTTTCATCCATTGCCACAACTAAGTCCACATCGACAATGTTATACTCAATAAACTTTTCTAAATCGTTTTCGAATAAATCATCCAAACTTCCTTCATACTCAACCTTACCTCTACCTAATTCTTTGGTAGCAATGTGATTTAATGTATAAGATGCTTCCAATGTATAAGTGTAAGTTTTGTATAGATTGATATAATCTAAAATAGATACTCCACCAAAACTCCACTTTTCTCTATATGGTGACCAGAATGTTTGACCTATCGGTGATAATCTTTTAGCATGTCCTTCTCCACAAACATTTTTAATACGATTATATAGATACGGAATATCAAAGAAGTCAATGTTCCAACCTGTTAAAATCGTTGGGTTAATTTCTTCATAATAATTAAGGAATGCAAGTAAGAGATTCTTTTCGTTATCGAAAATGTGAACACTAACTTCTCTACCATCCTTATTAAATTGTTTGGCATTGTTTTTTACTTTTCTTTCTTTATCTAATACAAATACATCATATAATTTAGTTGTTCCATCATGTGATGCAATTGCTGTGATTTCGTTTTGGGCTTCTCGTGTATTTGGTAGACCTGTAATCATTTCTACCTCAATATCAAATGTCATTACCTTATGACCAGTTGATGGCAAATCTGAATCGTAAATATCTACCAATACTCTCGTTGTTTCAGGTACATCGGATTCGAATAAATCATCGGCTTC